GAAACTTCTGTGTTGAGAAATATTATCAACATAAGAAGGAAGTTCTTAATTGGGAGAAACACGTTTGCACTGAAGAAATGGGAGAGTATTTTGGACGCACAAAATATTTTCTAAAATCTCTTTACAAGCGTGAAGTATTGGGTTACAATAACAAAGTGAAATAAGTGAGGTATATATTATGAATGTTCTAGAATTTGAAGCAGACTCAAGTGTTGATCTAAACATGAGTTCTTTGCAGGGCTATGTTTCAACAACGTATGAGAAACTGGTAGACTTGTTTGGTGCTCCCACTTACTCTGATGCAGACCCTAACGAAAAGGTGAATGCAGAGTGGCAGGTTGAAGCAAAAGTCTACGACCCCGAAGACGATGACAGTGTGTATGTCAAGTTCTCTATCTACAACTGGAAAACTGGTAATGTTCCTGTTGAGGAATATAACTGGCATGTAGGTGGGTATGACTCATATGCAAGTATCATTGCAAATCAGATTATAAATGGTTAAACAATGGGACTCATGCCCGCATACTACACTACGAACAACACTCGTAGGCGTAAGAAAAAGAAGAACGTCAATCCGTCCAAGTATGAGATGGATTGGCGAAAGCACAACAAATTCCTAAAATCTATTAGATGCCAGACAATTACTCTTGAAGAGTATATTGATTATTGTCATGGCAAGTCAAAGTCGGGAAAGTGTTATGGTAGCACGTCAGTCTCCAAAACTGAAGGCCGAGGTTCGACTCCTTGTCCCGATGCCAATTCCTATCGTAGAGAGACACCAGATATTCCTAGTGTAGGCAGTCTTGTGGGTGTCGCTACGAAGAAAGAGATGCCAGTGTATACTGGAAACGCTGTCATTGGACAAGCGTATAACAAGGGTGGACTACAGGTGTTGTCCACACAAGAAGCAAATGACCCAATGACGGGCAAAAGGAGATAATTATGCAATTCACTGTGACAGAGTGGCACCAAGTGGCTTCTCGTAAAACCTATGATTGGGATGAGGATATGATTATTGAGGATTTCGGTTCTGTTGAACGACTCATTGAAATCATCTCACACCAAGAGCAAGAAATGTTTGGTGGTATGGAGCCGCAAGGTGAAGAACCAACAGACGAAGAAACAGATAAGTTTTGGGAACTGACTTGGGAAACAGATTATGACCGTGATGACGATTGGTGGACTGATCGCAAGGGTGGTTATGACGTAACAGTAAAGGTGGATGACTAATGGCAAATCATGTGCATTTTTCGGTGAACTTTCACCAAATCAACGATGCGGCAAAAGACAAACTGAAAGAACTTTTTGGACGCATTCGTGAAGATGGAAACTATCGTTGGTTCTCTGATATCTTTGTTGAGGGTGACTTGACATATGAAGAGACAGAGAAGTATGCATGGACAACAGAAAACATTGGCCCTAAGTGGTGTTATTTTGAAGACTATGATGCAGAAGGTGAACCATACTTCAATGGTGAGGCTGCATGGAGCGCTCCAGAAGAGGGACTAGTCAAACTACTAGAGATTCTAGAAGAGTATGACCCCAACATCATTACATCTATGACGTATGAGGATGAGATGCCAAACTTTGTGGGTGTCTATGTCTATGACGGTTCAGAGTGTTATGATGGGTTCGAAGACGAATGGGAAGAGTTGCGTGATCGTGTAATCTCTGTATCAGAAACCCTAACTGAAGAGTCTTGGAATGAAGACGAAGAAGAGTGGGCAGATGAGGATGCCGAAGATACATTCCGTGAGGAAATGTGGGAAGTCATTGGTGATTCTCAATGGGACTTAATCCATGAATGTGTAGAACAACTCAAGGCAGATCAAGCAGAGCGAGAAAACACAGTCGGATGCTAGTAATGAAACCAGTGGACTATAGGGTCGCAACCTTGTTTGTGCAAGAGCGTCACTATAGTCCAGTGATGCCCAAACTTACAAAACACCATCTAGGAGCCTACCAAGACGATGAACTGGTGGGTATTTTGACGTTGGGTTGGGGGACTAATCCTATGGGAACCATTAAAAAGATGTTCCCAGAACTAACCACGGCAGACTACTATGAGATAGGTAAGATGTGCATGGATGATGCAATGCCTAGGAACTCTGAGACTCAAATGATGAGTGCCACGATTAAGTGGATGAAACAGAATACACCTAATGTGTCATATCTATACACATGGGCAGATGGTATTGTAGGTAAGCCGGGTTATGTCTATCAGGCAGGGAACTTCCTATATGGTGGTTTTATTTGGAGTGATGTGTATGTTACTGAGGAAGGTGAGAAGGTTCACTTTCGAACAATTCAACGCAAAATGAAGAAGGAAATGGGACGTGAAGATACTAAGTATGGCCCTAGACCTAATGATGCCAAAATGGGGGAGTTGGGATTTTCTCGTGTCTTTGGCAAGCAGTTTCGTTACATATACCCTCTAACAAAAAAGGCAAGGAAGTATCTAAAAGGCCCCCAAAGCAACATGGATTGGACATTACCATATCCAAAGGATGGTGACTTGCAGTGGAAGATAAAGAAGCCCGGCGAGACACAATATCTATTGACAAACACTATACCTTATGATTATAATGGTTCTAGTGTTAAACATAATTCTAGTAATGTAAATAAGGTGATAGACAAATATGGAAGCGCAACACTTGAACAGTTCATGTGATACATTCACAGTTGAAAATATTTCGTTTGGTGACTTAAATCAAGACGAATTGGCAACAATGTTTACAGATGGTAGACTTGCATCACACTTCCTAGAACGTCAACTGACAAAGTGGTATCCAGATTTAACCTTTGTGGACAAGAAGGGATACGATCACCTAGATGAGCAGGGTAATAAGTATGATCAGAAGTGTTTCACCAAAGGTGGACTAGGGTTCGCACCATCTCATATGGGCGGGAAAGGACGTGTATTTGTTCAAGAAGAAGCACACGATCATGCAAAGGATATTACCTATATTTGTTGTGATGTTGTGGATTTTCCTACTGTTAGAGTTAAGTTCGCTAAAGGTTCTGACTTGATTGAGGATTTTCCTAAATGCAGAATTCCGTTTTCGAAACGTAAGGAGTTTTTCGGTGAGTGAAGAAAAGTATGTTGTTGTAACAACAATATCCCAATTTAAGATTCGTTATGCAGTTCCGATGAGTGAACTACAGAAGGAAAATGAACTTGCACTAGTAGACCCTAAGTGGGCTCTGGATGGTGTGACTTGTAATGACTATGAAGAGTTCTCACAAGAACACTTGGGTGAGGTAATCACTGATTGGTCTGTTGAGGATGAAGAACAAATCTTAGAGCGGTTTGACAGGGAGAATGACTATCTCGCTGGTTGGACTAAAGAACAGAAACTAAAAAATATTAAAAATAATGGAACACCTCATGACCGAAGATATGAAGAAGACTGAAGTGATTGAAATCAACCATGCTCCTAATTTTGATGTGGAGAAGGTTATTGAGCATTACAAAGAAAAGGACGGCGTAGATATCAAATATGTCTGCACGAGCGATTTAAAAGCGAGTGATGTGCCGGTAGATATTTTCTTTAGAGAGACACCGCATCCAGAATTTGGTAATCGGTATTTTGGATTGTATCTCGACACAATTCGTGACGCTGTTATGATAACAGATGCAGATATTATAGATGGACAAGAGTTTGCCATGATTCAGGCAGATGATGGATCGTGGTATTATAGTTCGTGTCACCATGATAACGTGATGATTGATGGAAAACAGATTGACGGTGGACGTGTGTATCATCGTGGATATGGTTTTGAACTGTTTATATTGAAAGATGGTGAGTTCGAAAGGGCAGACGGCAACTACTACTTCACAGAGGATAGTGATTATGCCGCATCAACAGAGGAAATAACAAATGAACGTTCCCCATAGGATAGAAGTTCTAGAACAAAAACACAAAGAACTGCACACTCGTGTAGAAGCACTAGAAGCAGAAAACGCACCAGACGAATACGTTACAAAATTAAAGAAAGAAAAACTTGCAATAAAAGACGAAATTGAAAAACTATCCAATTGGCCATGGGAAGACAGTGGACTTGAGAACATGATATGAAAATACATATTCCAGATTATGATGAAATTGAACAGATTGGTGAGGAGATTATAATCCATTCATGGGACACATGGAATATGGACTATACCCTCGCCAAAATTGTTTTACCAATGTTGAAACAATTGAAAGCAACCAAACATGGTTCTCCATCAGT